CTAGGTGGAAAATTCTGCCCGTTCTGGGGATACGGGGGAGGGGTGCTACCAAGAACACCCGCCACAGTCACTTGGTACAAGAAAATGTTTGAAAAAACATAGTCACCAACATTGACTGTCAAACCTGCCGCCCACGCAACAGGCGCGTTACCCCCGGCAACGGGAGTCATAGGCGTTTGAGAAATTTGGAGTGTACGCAAACAACCGGTATCACGAACGAGGCGCTGCCGCGCACCGTTTATGTAATCGGTTAGCTGACTGTTCGTGTAGAAGTTAGCGTTGGCATCATGCAAGAGCCTTCTGACTTCTGTGATGTAGCCTTGCAGGGTTTGCGACATCCTTTTTCCATATCAAACGACTGCGACATTGGACTTTCCCCCAACCCTCTTTGCAGACGGAAGGGGTACTCGCTCAACCACCGGGGATAACGAGTGGTCTTTTTGAGGCGGCTTTTCTCCAATCTCAAACCGTTCCAGAATACGCAGACCTTGCGGAATGTCATTCTTAGTTCGGATGAGCGCAAGCCGCGCCATGTATGGTTCTTTGTCTTCATCACCATAGCCGAATATGTGAAGAACCGCCTCTTCCGGCGCTTCCACAGTCTTTCCGACAGGAAATTCGTAGAGCTTGAAAGCGTAGTCAAAGGTAATGGGCTTTTCCCATTTGTTCGTCACATAGAGCGTGGTCATAGATTTACTACATCTCCGTACACGGTGACTTCCACCGAGTTGTTTGCGGCTGCGGCAGTACCGACATACACATACAGAGAACCAGAATAAACCGTGCTTGCGGCAGCGGTGGACAAAGCTAAATCCTGATACTTTGCTGTGCCTGTGATGGTGCTGAGTGCGGCGGCGTTGGTCACGGCATTGCTGGTATTCCCGTCATTGCTGGTGAGAATAGTCACGTTGGCGAGAGCAACGCTGCCACTTGCGTTGGCAACGGTAACCCGGCGAACAATGTAGCTTGTCCCAACAGCAGCAAGTGTTGCAACAGCATTACCCGTTGCACCAAGGTACACCGGTTGAGAGTTTGCAACAGCAAAACTGCCAAAGCTGTCGGGATATTTGTTTCCTACACAATTCGCGTTCATACCATCTCCTTAGCTGTTGAAAGTGCCGGAGACAGACTGACCGCCGTTGGTAGCCAACAAAGTCACGGTGTCGCCACTTGCATACGAAGACTTGGCAAAGACGTTCACGCCATCAGACATGACAACGCCGCCAGTATTCGCAGCCATGACGGTTGCGTTTGCAGAGCCGTTGTAAGCGATAACGCTCACGTTGGCTTGCGGAAACATGACATAAACACCTGCCGGAATGACCGTGCCGTTACCGGTGTTGACAGCGGTAATGGTGGTGGTCAGGAAGTAAGCACCAGCCGTGTTCGACTGTGCGCCAGCAAGGATGATTTTATTGGTAGAAAGTGACATGGTTATTTCTCCTTAGATAGACACAGAGTTGTAACCGGTCACCTGTGTCATGGCTTTCGGCTTGGTGTTCACCAATTCCGCAATCATCAACACAGCGCCAACATAGCCGATTTGCCAGTTGGGTAGAGTGGACTCAAAACCCGTAAACACAAACGAACCTTGCTCATGAATATAGAGCGACAGATAGTTGGTGTTCAGGAAGTACACAGTACCTTCAGGGCAGTACGGGTCGGGATAGATGGGCACACCGGCAACCATCAAAGCGCGGAACGCAGCTTGAGGACCGTTGGTTTCGCCATCAAAACCGTGACCGGGGGTGATGACGTATTGCTCTTGACCAACATAGTCTTGAGCCAGCAACGTCCAAGTGCCAAAGCCGCAAACACCAAACGAAGGCACTTCCGCGCCGTTCTTCACAGTACCAGAGATGTACTGGAGAATGTTTTGACGAGTGGGGTTTACGCTACCAGCAGCGTACTGCTTGGACTGCCACCATGAGTAGGTCGAACGGTTGATGTTGCCGTAAGTACCAGACGAGGACACGGCGGCAGGAAGACCAATGAACTGCTGGTTGTTCGTGGTGTTGTTGTACAAGGCGGTTGCCATTGCATCCATCATCACGTTGGTAGCATCGTTCATACGGGCTTCAATCAACGGAATGATTGCAGCGTCTTGCTGAACTGCTCCTTCCATACCGAGGAACGGCACGGGGGCAATCATCAGTTTCAGGTCAAATTCGGCGTTAAACGCACCTTGCTGAACTGACGGCTGGTTGAAAGAACCAGAGTAGTCAGACCATTGGGCGTTGACGAATTGCGAACCCTGAACCGGAACGGTTACAGACGAAACACCACCAGAGGCTTGCTGACTGTTGGCAATCAGCGCCGCCATCAAGGGCGTAGAGTTATAAAGTTGAACGACCAGCTTAGGGATAAATGCCCTACGGGTAACATAAGTTAGCTCCGTAAATTGGGTTGACCCCGTTGCTGGAACGATACCGCCACCAATAGGCATGGTTATCTCCTAAAAAATAATCCCCTGTTA